CTTCTTCACCAGATACACCTATATGTACATAATTTTCAGTATCAGGTTTAGTTTCTATAATATCTTCGGCATCCTTAGCATTCAAATCTTCTTTTACTATTTCCTCATAATCCGCAAAGTCTTTCTGTACCAATTCAAAATATTTCCTAATAGGCTCATCTTTCTCTACATCTAAAGTTTCCATACTACGCATCATAGCTGTTGGATTAGCTGGTACTAAAACTTGTGAAACTTCCAATAATTCTACATCAGTGTAAGTTCTACAAGCTTTTTTGCCTGATTTAACATCTTCATCCCATTCAGCATCATCATATGAGTACGGTAAAAAACCAACTGAGTAAGCAGCCATACCGTATTTTGATGCTAACTTCCAACCCCAATCAGCTTCTTCATTACCTTCACCAGCAAAATATTTAAATTTAGCAATAAGCTTACCATCTTCAACTTTTACTTTCTCAGCCTTGCCAATCTGATTAGTCAATTTATCATACTTATGGGAAGAAAGTAATACCGCCTGATTCTTATACCTACCCAAACGCTTTTTCCAAGCATCAACTTTAATTATTTCTCCATACCTATCAATAGTTTCATCAGATATTACAGCTTCTAGCGTAAAATCTTTTTCATTTACACCTTTAACTTCACTGATAAACGTTTTAACTATAGGCTCACTCATTATTTTCTCCTCAAAAATTAGTTTTCATTAATATAATCGTAGTTATTTAAAAAAATCTTTAATTTGCAATCTATTAACGATTATAGTTAATGTACTTCTTTAATTTGTATCACAGGAATAGCGTAACATTTACAATTTATTACTTCTTGAATAGGAGCTTTGCTATCCAATGGGTATCTTATAGTGAAATCATCACTAAATGACTCGCCTAATTTCACTATCTTACCTGCAAACTTATTATGTCTGCCATTTTCTGATTTTGAAATCCATTTATGGTGCTTTACACCACGTAATCCCATCTCATAGAATCTAACACCATTAATAATGGAACATGCTTCTGTTCTGGCTATAGTAGTTAGCCTGTTATCAGTCTTATTGTAAAAAGTTCTAATCTTATCAGCTAATTCACGTTTTGGTGTATCAGCTATCAGTTTATTTAAGCCTTTTTCTATTGTGGTTATTATTGTCTTTACACTAAAATCTATGCGCTGAGAAACAAACTTATTAACCTCATCAGTAACCACACTAGATTCAGTAGCTATCTCCTCATTTAATAGCTGTACTCCTGCTTGTGCTGCTATTTTATAAGTATTCGTTATAACATTATGCAACTCTTTAATTTCAAATTCAGCATCAAATATCCCAGCCTTATCTTCGTATACATTTGACAAAACTCTCTTTCTCTGTTCAAATAAAAATCTTTTTAACTTACCTTTAAACATCTGTTCTATTGATAGCTCTCTAGCTATAAAATTACCCCATAAAGAATCTTCTCTCATAGTAAAATCAACTCCCTTATCTGGCAAAGGTTCTGTTGCAGGCTCATCATCTTCATCAGGTACAGGCTCATCTTCTGGTTCAGTTATAGGTTCTTCGTCTGTAGGAGGCACATCCTGACTTGGAGTAACAGCATCTTCAGCATTTTCTACAGGTATAGTCCCCATTCTAACCCACCATGTATTACCCCATGGTACTTCTTCAAATCCCATATCTAATCTTTTATTAATTGCATTTATAGGGTAGCCTATCTCATTTAACACTTTAGCCATTTCAACTTTTTTACTAAAATCTTCTCTCAAAGCTTCTATAACTGAAGTATCAAACCCGCCCCAGTCCTTACCACCTTGTATATTTGAGAAGAATTTTGCCCATAGATAATCTTCTAAATAAATTATTTTAGGTAGTAGTGTTTCTTTCCAAAAAGACTCATGGGCTTGCTTAATACCCTCATAACTATTTGATATAATTAGTGTCTTACCATTATATCTAGTTAATAGTGTGTGGTATGGAGGAACAGCAACACAATAAATTTTACCTTCATACTCAACCTTTTCGGGTTTTATTACAACCATTTTTTTAGATGATTGTATACTTGGCACATATACTTTCCAAAATGGTCTAGCATTAGGAAATCTACCTTCTACATGTACTATACCATCCACACCACCTTCTAATGTAGGGGAATAACCTAATCTTAAAGCTAATTCATACACATCATCAGCTAATCCTCTAGATGTTGTGGTATAAATATGTACTTTACCTTGTTTAGTACCATCCCCATCCATTAATGATTCAAATAAATGTTTAAGTAATGTTGGATGTAGATTTAAAACTTCTCTAGGTATTCTTTTTTCATGACAATAGTGTCCTACATTATCCATAAGGTAGTTAAACAAATCTTTGCCTGATAAAACAAACTCTTTACCATGTTGTCTTATTTTATAAGGAAAATCTTTTAAATCTTCTATAAGTTTATTTCTTCCAACTTCTTTTACTTGTGTTATACTTAACTCAAAAGTAACATCACTTTTAAAACAGCCTTCGGAAATAAACCATCCTAAAAATTTAAGCCAAGTCACAATAGGAAAAGAAGTCTCTTTATACCCTTGCTTACTTCCATTTTTGTAATCTTTTCTTTCATAAGTTCTCTTTTCAATATCAAAATAATCAATAATTTCACCACTCCACTCACCATTCTTAATCGAGCAGAAATCTACTGAAGGGTCTAAATCTTTTATTCTCTTAAATATAAAATCTTCAGTTTTGTATTTACCAGCATTACTTTTAATCTTTCTCTCTTTACCAAACATCTTATGCTCTGGTGTAACAAAATAATCAGTAAAAGAAGGAATAGCTTTTCCATTTTCTGTTCTTTTTTGTCTATAAGCCTCACCTTTGTAGTCGTACACAAAAGTTTCAGATGTTGGTTGATACTCCATTAATCCAGTCTCAGGATTATAAGAAGCTACTAAATCTCCAACTCGTATATTAGATACATTAACAAATCCTTTATCAGTCATAATCTCAGTATCAGGATGAAAACATTGGATATTTGAATAGTTACCAAGAACAACCTCATTAGTCTTAAAAGCGGCAAGTATTTCGCCACGTATTGTGTCTTTTAAGATTGAAAATTCCATATCTCTCTGTGACATAGCTCTTGTTTCTACAAAATCAGCTCCACCCTCAATAATACCAACTTTATGTGAGTTACTATACCCCCCATGCTTTTGTTCAAATTGATTCTTCATTCTAGCAAACTGCTCATCAGTTAGGAAGTCAGGTACTTTAATCAGCCCTGAAAGTGATATACCGTCTTTAAAAAACTGCTTATTATACCTACTAGCAAAATAATCCTGCTCCACACCTATTTTTGAAGGTTCATAACCAGAAGCTCCTCTCAGCTCATTATAAGGGTCAAAATATCTAAACTGTAGTATCTGATGTGGTGCTAATGTTATTTTTTCTTGTGGTGCTCCTGTATATTCCCAATAACCTCTAAAAATCTTCTTACCTTTAGCATCTGTTTCAACAACAGGTTCAAATCTTGAAGGGTTTACAACCCATATATTTTCTGGAACTTCAGCAATATTATTTCTATCCATAACCCAAAAACTTTCACCATACAACTCCAAATATAGCACTGTCGCAAAAAATAAGGTACTAGTAATCATATACGGATTTGGATTGGTAAATAATTCATATAATGGCCCAGAAGTAACTATACTTTTTATATCTTTCTTTTTCTCAGTATAGATATAAAATGGTACTCTAGAAATATTCTGTGCTATAGCATTAATTGATGCAAAAACCCAAACACTATTTTTATATGGGTCTACTACCTCCATATTGTCTACAGAAGCTAAATAGCTTCTTAAACTTCTATGAAAGGATGCATCTTCTGGAAATGGGCCAACACCTTTTTTTGTATATCCAAATTTTTCTAATATTTTCTGCGTCAATGTTTTAGTCATTTTTTCCTCCATCACTTATCCAAACGTAAAGTTTGTAATAATTGTGATTTTTATATCCATCTTACTTTATACAACCCATCAGTTCTAAGATGTGAGTATAAGGAATACCTCATACTATCCAAAGCGTGGTTCATAAAATCAACAGGTTCATCAATTATATTACCACGTTTATCCGTTTTCCAACTATACGCCCTAAATTCTTTAATTAAATCAATACTATCCTCTTTTATAAAATGCCTCATACGTTTTAAAAAATCTATACCAGCCACTATGTTTTTCTGTGCAGCTTTTATATTAAACCCAGCATTTCTTATTTCTTTAATAACCTCAGGTCTCTGACTATCAGCGTACATCGGTTTACTCCATTCTCGTTTAGGAATAGTGGTCTGCATATAGGCTATTAAATCAGATACAGTCATGCCAGATTTGTACAATATTTGTTCATGAAACGCATCTTTATCCTTAACAACACTTCTCACAATAACATTAGGGTCGTTATGACCGAAATCAAGCCCGTATAAAATAATACCACCTTTCATATTTATAGGCATTGATGGAATACTTTCCCAATTCCTATAAACTAAATTTTCTAATTTACCCCATTCACCCAATGCATAAATACGATAAAGGTTTATATCCTGGTTTATTAATTCCTCATATCTCTTTTTACTCCTATCATTGAGAAATGGGTTATCTTTGTATGTTGAATGAATAACCTTAATATCATTTTTAAAAGCATCGTTAGAAACAAGTTTATCTTTTAACCAGTGAAACTCGTCAATCGGGTTAAATGATATGAATATTTGGTTAGGTTTCTTGTCAACAGAAGGAGCCCTTAAATACAACCTAACAGTATTAAAATCGTTTTCTGTTATATCAGTAGCTTCTTCAAACCACATATAGTTCCAAGAAGAAGATTTTATTTTTTCTGGGTTATCTAGCCCATTAAAATGGATTAGATTACTTCCAAAAAAGAAATTCATACCTACTTTATCTTCTTTAATCCTATCCCTTACACCAAAAGATTCCATTATTTCATAAAATGGGATTATAACTGATGTACGCATAGAAGGCATTGTTTTTCTAACTACCAATATCTTCTTGTTTTTTTCAGTTAAAAATTTATATAAAAGTAGTTGTATAATTGAATATGATTTAGAACTACCTCCACCGCCTATATTAATAACTATTTCTTTTTCACTCTCAAAATTCTCTAAAAATACCCTAGTAGCCTCTAAATCTTTCTTTATTATAGGGTCCTCAAACAATGTGTCAAATAACTCTTCATTACCCTTTTTCTTAGCCATTAACACCGCCCAAAAATAAACCTCTTTCTGCTAATCTACGCCTAACTAATCCTTGTAAAACTCTACCACCAGCTTTACGCCATTTAGGAAACTCATCAGCAGCACCTAAAAAATCCAAGTTATTTAACTTTCTTAAAAGTGTTGAAGCTTGTAAGTTACCAGCACCTAAATTATACACAAAGGATATAAGTGCATCAAATTGATTCTGATTTATAAAAACTTTGACTAATCTATTAATACTTCTCTCATTTTTAATTATCTCATTCATCATCATGTTAGTTGCTTGTTCTTTTGTAATACCTTGTAAATATGGTTTAGGGTCTTTAATAACAGTACCAAATCCTATAGTCAATACACCAGCAGGGCAATAGTATGGTTTAGAATAAAACCCTTCAAAGTGTTGTATAAGATTTATACCCCTATCTGATACATTCATTATTTTACATTAAAAACTTTCTGAGCCATACGCTGCCCAAAATAATATCCAAGAACTAGCATCAAAGCACTGTTATCAAATTCTGTCCATACAGCCTGTGCTGTTTGTATAGCAGGTAATTTCTGTATCCACATATAAGTATAAATCATTGTAAACTTAACCCACATATACAACCCAACAAATCCATATGTAATAGTAGGTCTGACAGTACCATTATACACAGCTAGAAAAACATCCGCCCACTTAACCCCTGTCTGTTCTATTTTACTAGCTTCATACAAAGCTATAGATTCTTTAATATCAGCTTGTGTGTTTATTTCTTCTAGTTTCTGTTCATGTAATAGCCTATTAGCTTCTATTTGTTTATCTAAAACAGCCAGTTCGTGTTTGTTATCTTCTTTCTTATTCCACAACTTCAATAGTTCTGGAATAAAACCACCTACAAAACCTATTATTGCGCTAATTATTGTAAGCATTTGCATCCTCCTTACACCACATAGTGCCTGTTACTATACATTGTATGTATATACTATTCCCAATTTTATATACTGCTGTACCATAACATGATTTATTACATAATTTACAAATGTCATTTGATAAGTCCCTGTCCCCTCTCTCGTTCAATTCTCGCATCTTGCCTCTCTTTGACTATTTTTAACATTTGTTTGTTTTCTTCTACAATTTTTATTAACTGCTTTATATTATTTTTGTTATCCTTATTTACTAGCATATTTTTAACTGTAAAGTATTCACTCTCTACCCTAACAACTTGTGTTGAAAATGGGTTGATATGATAAGTAAAAGCTATCCTCAATTTATATCTACCTGTAGGTGCATTTTCTGGTATCTTTACTCCAGTACGATTCAGTACAATGCCTTCACCTATTGGCACATTTGAAGTGTAGTCATCAAATGTAATGATGTAGTCATTCACTAATTGCTTTGATACTAGTGCTGGTTTATTTGTAAATTTTTTATATTCAAATTTATATTCTAAATACTGTCCAGCACACACTTCTTTGTTAGTATTAAGTATTTGTATAGGTTGTTTAACATCTAATGTTTTAAAAGGGTAAAGTGCCAAGCCAAAACCAGTAGCTACAATAGCAAACATAATAAAAACAAACACATATGCCAGTAAATTATAGGCTTTAAATCTTGTATTAAGTCTCTTTTCTAAGTCAGTGCATTTTTGGTGTATGGTACTTTTATCTTCCATGTTAAACCCCCTTTTTCAAAATCAAAGCTATAAGGGAGACCACTACAGAAGTCATTACAATACCAACAAAACCATATGCGATTATCTTTACAGGCATAAATTCTTTGGTTGTTATAAAATTCTGTTTCAATTCTACAATATCATCTAAAACCTGCCCTACCTGCGTTTTGATTGTGGCAATGTCTGATATAAATGTGTTATAGTCTTGCTGTCTGCGTTCATCCCCTTGATACTCAGGCACACTTACCTCCTAACTAATAATTTTAGCACTTTCTTCTTTAATGCCCTCAACAATAGTTTTAAATACTGTATTTGGCATTTTAAAACCTCCTTAAATATCTAAAATTTCCCCTTCTATAACATCATCTTTGTTCGCTAATCTTGATTCTAATATATCATCTTTTGATTGCTGTCCAGGAAGAACTTTTACTTCTGTATATATTTTCTTAGGACGACCCACTCTACGTTTACCCTCAGCAATACCTACAGGAGTTATTTTAATATGGATAGGTTTATCAGCAGAACTTCCAGCCTTAGGTTTGTCTATCCAACCTCTATGCTGACCCTGACACTTCAACCAGAACATAGCACCTAAAACATCCTTTTTCTCCATTATTCTTTCAAATAAGGTATCTTCTACCAAATCCAGTAAATGTTCTTTAGTTTCAAACAGTACATCTTTTAATCGTTTATTTCTTTTAATAGCAGCCTTAACTTTCTCAACAGGCATACCTAATTCTTTAGCTGTTTTTGATAACCACCCACCTGTGAGTTTTATAGCCTCCTCAATTTCATCCTGAGTTTTCTTATCAATTTCATCAACAGCGACAGGTAACGCCTTCAGTTCTTGTGGTGTCTCCTCTTCAATTTTTTCTTCAACTTTTTCTTCAATTACTTCTTCCCTAACCTCAACTACTTCTTCCACAACTTTTTTAGTTTTAGGTATACCAGCAGCTTTTTTACCAGCAATAGAATTTAGTTTAGAAATTTTCTTTTTCCGCTTTTTCCACTCACTCTCCAATGCCTCTATAGCATCCAATTCTGCCTTAGTTTTAGCGTTTTTCTTTTTCTCCAATAGTTCTAATCTTTTATCTCTAATCTTTGTGTTACCACTCAAACATTACCCCCTAAATAAACATATTTACTATATAATCGTAATATTTTTAAAAAATCTTTAAACCAATTACATTCCTGCACTCATGAAGTGTATAATATAATAGATGCTGATATGCAACAAACATGATATATGCCCCACCTCGGATTCTTGTAGACATGGTAAACCCCATGAACAAAGAACCTTAGACAAGTCTAATTGGTTGGAGGTAGCACAAGACTGCTCCCAACCATGTGCAGAAAATGGTGTATGTGAAGAAGAATTGGTAATAGCAATGAAGGAGGCAATAAAATATGCTGATATGGATAATAATAACCCTAATAATAATATATAGTTGCTGCACCTATAAACAAGCAGATGAACCAGCACCAGATGAACCAGCAGTACCATTCGATAAAAGGGCTTATGACTTGGCTAAGGAATATGGTCATCCCTATAACCAATTATGGTTAGATGTCTGCAAAAGCACCAATTACTGCACTAAAGTACCAAAACATAATCCTGAACCTGTATCTGCTACTGTATCTGTTCCTGTTCCAAAGCCTGAGAAGCCGAAACGTAAGGAGAGGGAATCTTCACCTCGGTATTATACAGGCATGGCTGGAGTACGGCATAGGTGTATAGGGCATATTCCGTCATTACAACGTGCTATTCAAATTAAGCGTGGGTACATGAAGCGCGAGAATAATTTAACAAATATTGACGAAACCGCTATGTTAACTTTTTTGACCGAAACGAAGAATGGAGAGTTTGGCGTAATTTCAACTACCGCATCCCAGCTGCCTCGAATCGAGGTTCGGCGCGAAGATGCCGCCGAACCAGTTTACTACTACAGTTTCGAATAAGCAGCGGCTCCAGTCTTTTTGTTTTTCTTTTAAAAATCCAAGTTTGGCTATCTGCTCGTGGGCATATGGGTTATGGTTCTTTGAAAATCAAATAAGGTTGGTAACAAACAAAGATATTTGTAAGTGTGTGGTATCATTCACGGTTTCAAAAGTCTTTTTGTTGGTTTGGTGTGTGGAGGGTTGTGCAAGCTGTGGCGAAAAAAAGTTTTTAGTCATCGCAAGTTTGGCATGAAATTTGCAAGCTAAACTTATTTGTTTAATATATTAAACAAATAAGACATAAGAAAGGCTATCACGAACTAATCGTGATAGCCTTCTATACTACATTGTCAAACGGACATATTCTTTGACTACATCGAACAAGTCAAGCGTTTCGCTATCGTTCTCGTCGTAAAAACTATCAAGCGCAACAATTTGCTGATATTTATGTTGCCAAATAATATCAGAACAAATTTCGCTTAATACGTCTATTTCGTCACGTTTCGCTATGTAACAATCATCATACTCTTTTAATTGTTCAATACGTCGTGTAAGTTCGATTAATTTTAGTTTTGTATTCATTTGCCCGCCTCTACAATCTCTTCAAGCGATTGTAAGCTTATCGGCAAAAAACCGTTCTGACTTACAATCAGGCAAATCTATTACACGATACTTTATGTTACTTGTTTTTGTGACGGTTTTGCTTGATACTAAATATAATCTTAATGAATAATGATTTAAATCATTTGCTTTGCTATCAGCCAATAACGCTTTTAATTCGCCTTGCGCTTTTCCGTTAAAATAATCAGTCATTAATAACTTCAGACTCTCATTAACGTTTAACTTCGCAAGTTCATTTACTATGTTCGCTTTGCTTTCTTTTTCTTCTCTTAATTTTCCCGTATTCATTTTTCATCTCTTAGCAGTATTATAGACAGTCTGTTAATACTCTTAACTTTTAGAGTTAAGCCTCAACAGATAACTGCTTTTCTGTCTTGCCTCGCAAGACACGCTGTTTGTTTTTTCAAGCGTGTATCTCTTGCAAACGCTATTTAATTGTCAAAGAACATAAAACTTAAATCTTATATATCGTATAGTATCGTATACGATATGTCAAGTAAAATCTTTTCACAAGCTAAAATAATTTTCAAGCTATGATATTTCACAGTTTAAGATAATGTTTACAATCTGATAATCAATGTAATATTGTACTAATTACAACATTGTACTCATTACAATCCCTCATTTCCCAATCCTATTGCAAGAGGGAATTATAGGAAAGTTTGGGGAGGAAATCGAATCCTGTCCTATAGGGTAGGGTATCCCAATCCTATTACAAGAGTGGATGTTGGGGGAGTTTGGGAGAAAAATTTAATCCTTATGCATTTTTTTCTTGACATAAATATTGTATTATGAGAGTATATGACATGCAGTATATAACAAAAACAAACGGAGGTGTAGTATGATAAAATTTTATCAGATTAGGAAGTTTGACGATGGCGGAACATCCATCGTCAGCGGAGGGACGTACGAAGAGATGCAGGAACAGATTAAACTTTATCAGACCCCGTTCTATAAGGGGTGTGAGTTTATTATTGAGGAGGCTACAGATGAGGAGTAAGCTAATCGAACTCCTCAAAGAGTAATGATATTAGGGTCAGCACTGAGCTGACCCTATAAAAGGGGACAATGACTGATAACAGGGTCACCCCTATATATATAGGGGTGTCCTTTAGGATAGGGTATATGTACCCTGTGACAAGAGTAGGATACTGTGAATTTTGGGGAGGATTAAAGATTTGTAACAAATGTAACGATTATAGGATACATATGTAACAAATGTAACGATTATAGGATACATATGTAACAAATGTAACGATTATAGGATACATATG